GTGACCCTAAAATATCAATGATGGGGTTTGTTGAGTCTATATTGGTTGAAAATAACTTTGTTGTTATGAATTTACCGTCATACGTTAATTTCTATAATGTACAGGAGGCGTCTAAAAAACCAACACCTGTACTTGAAAAAAGTTCTGATTTCGCTAATACTATGTTTGGAACATTTTTAAATGTTGATATAAGAAATTCGTCGGCTAAATTGGTTTGTCAATATGCGTCTAAGGCTAGTGAAGTGTTAGATGTTAAAAACGTTGATTTTAAATTTAGAGATGATGCCTTTGATATTACTAAACCAAGTCCATTATTAGAAGACCAAAAAAATAAAGAGGATTGGGATAAGTCAAACAAAGTTGTTGGGTTTAACGTTGATATCGGAACAGAAAATCAATCAATATTTTACAATTTTAGTGTTGGTCAAGAATCGGGAACTGCAACTGCGGAATCTCTTGAAATTGAGAATATGATGGCGAATATGAGTTCAGGTAAAAATTCCGCAACACAATCAATATCATTATACAATATCTATAAGAACAGAAGTTATACTTGTACAGTTTCAATGGTAGGAAACGCGTTAATACAACCAACAATGTATTTTAATTTAAGGTATGTGCCAATGTTCCACGGACCATATATGATAACACAAGTTAACCATACTATAGCACCTGGTACTTTTGAGACAATTGTTGAAGGTATTAGACAACCCGCGGCGGCGGTATTAAAAATTGATAATATAATTCAAACACTTAGAGTTAAATTATTAAAATCAATTATTGAAAAACAACAACAAGATAGAGCTAAAACATCATTAGCAACAAATAATTCTAACCCTAAAACTAATACGGATATTACAAATCAAATGGCCTCACAACAAGGGTTATCGGTAAATAATAAATTAGATGAATCAGGAAATTGTGGAGGTTCTTTATATACTGATTATAAAAAATACACATTAGTTGAAAACCCAACTGAAAAAGAATTTACACCTAAAGATGTTCGAGGTAAGATTATATCACGAATGGCAAATATGAATTTAAGTGATGATGGTAAATTAAAATATGTTGTATTCGCATCAATGTATATGTCGTCATTTCAGGGTGTTTCATTTAAAGCTTACGAAAGTAATTTTACTAACCATAAATTAATTTCAAAATGGAGTACGACACCAACAACGAAGTATTTCTGTAAAATTGTTTCAACTGATATGGGAACTGGTTTTGCTCAAACCACAACACCATTTATGGTTTTTAATACGATTGATGGTAATATTGATTATTTACTAAATAGATATAAATCTAGAATGGTGACAATTAAATCAACAAATCAAAATCCTGTTAACTTTGTGGAGGATATTACTAAATTCTTAATATTAAATTCGGAAAATGATATTCCTGAAACAACATATACTAAAATGGACGCTACAGTATTATCTAATTTGAAATCTAAAGTAGAATCTTCGGTTAATTTATTTGATTCGTTAAAAGTATAACAAATATACTATTTTATAAAATAAAGATATTTATAAATAAAAAAGATTATGAACACAAAATTAATATTAGATAATTATTTGGGTAAGAATACCAAATATTCTGAAAAAGATGCCGGTAACGGGTTTAAACAAGTATGTGATTTAGAAACAGGTGACTGTTATACTATTAGAATGAAAGACGGACTAATTGAAAGAGTTGATAACACAATGGCAACTAACAGAAGAGTTCAGGTGGAAACACATAACGGGGTAAAACAATTGTTAAACGGATAATACTATGAGTGTAGAAAAAAAGATTTTAGAAGAAATTAAAAGATTTAATTCGATTAATAGATATATTAATGAACAAGAATTACCTCCACCACCGGCTGAAGACCCATTAGCGGACCCTGCAGCGGCGGGAGCACCACCTGCGGACCCATTAGCGGACCCTGCGGCAGCGGGAGCACCACCGGCTGACCCATTGGCGGCAGGAGCCCCACCAGCACCTGAAGCACCAACAGGTGATATTCCACAACCTGTGGATATTGAAAATGACCCTGATGTTGAAAAAGTTGGTGAGGAAAATGGTGATACTAAAGAATTAGATGTTACTGACTTAGTTAAGTCACAAAAAAATACTGAGGAGAAACAAGAAGAATACTTCCAACAGTTATTTTCTCACTTAGAAAATTTAGAAAGTAAATTAGGTGAAATGGATAATATTGTCAATCAATTAAATAGTTTAGAGGCTAAAGTTGAGAAATATAGAACTAAAACACCTGAAGAAAAATTAAAATTAAGAACTTATGATTCAGGTCCATTTGACCAAACATTATCACAATACTTTGAGGATAAAGAAGATGAGTTTGAAAAATTAGGTAGAGATGAATATATCCTTACTAATGACGAGGTGACCGATTTTTCACCTAAAGAAATTCAAAAAACATTCACTGATTACGATAAAGATGGTGAAGAGGATAATGTTTTTAAATTGAAATATTAATACTTATATATGTATGAGAAAAAAAACTTGTCTTACGACAGGTTTTTTTTTCCTTACGATTTGACAATACAAAAAGGCGGGCTTATAATTAGATAAACAAATAATATAAATTAAAATTTATGGCGACAAACAGTTTAGATGCAGTGTTGGCTCAGTACGAGAAAGCACAACAAACGGGTAACTACACCCCAAAAATCTCTCAAGAGGACAGATTAAAAAGATACTTCGCGGCTATCTTAGGAGACAATGAAAAACAAGGTCAAAAAAGACTTAGAATTCTCCCAACAAGTGATGGTTCTTCACCATTTAAAGAAGCAATGTTTCACGAAATGTTGATTGATGGTAAGTATGTTAAATTATACGACCCGGCAATGGACAATGAACGTTCTCCGTTAAATGAAGTTTATGAGGAGTTATTAATTGAAGGTGATAAAAAATTGGCTTCAGAATACAAATCTCGTAAATTTTACATTGTTAAAGTTATTGACCGTGATAACGAACAAGACGGACCTAAATTCTGGCGTTTTAAACACAACTACAAAAACGAAGGGATTTTAGATAAAATCATCCCTATTTGGAGAAACAAAGGTGATGTTACCGATTCTGAAAAAGGTCGTGATTTAATCCTTGAATTGACTAAAGCTAAAACACCTAAAGGTAAAGAATACACGGTTATTCAAACAATTATGTATGATGACCCAACACCTTTACACGAAGATGAGGAAACAAAAAAATCTTGGGCTAACGATGAGTTAACTTGGAAAGACGTTTACTCTAAAAAACCTGTTGAGTATCTTGAAGCAATCGCTCGTGGAGAGACTCCAAAATGGAATACTGAATTGGGTAAATACACTTACGGAGATTCAACAGAAGGTGAAGAATCTTTTGGTGGTTCTAAAGCGAAAACTGAGGTTTATGCTGACCCACAAGTGAATGACGATTCTGATGAGGATTTACCATTCTAAATAAAAAAACCTATAGATAGGTAGTGGTTGACTTAATCACTACCTTTTTTTATCTTTTATTTTAAAAACACAATATATGGCAGTAAAGAAAAAAGAATTCTCATTAGATTCAATTAAAGGTAAGTTCTCAACTAAAACAAAATATAAACCTGATAGTTTTTATGATTGTGGTGAGGAGTTTGCTGACGCTTGTGGTCTACCTGGACCAAGTAAAGGGCATATCAATATGTTCTTAGGACACTCAAACTCATCTAAAACAACTGCAATGATTTTAGCTGCGGCTAATGCTCAAAAACAAGGTGATTTACCTGTTTTCATTATCACTGAAAGAAAATGGAATTGGGAACACGCGGTTGAATTAGGTCTTCAGGCGGAACAAAACTCTGAGGGTGAATGGGACGGTAATTTTATTTTCAACGACAGTTTTGATTATATTGAACAAGCAACAGATTTCATTAATCAAATCTTGGATGCTCAAGACAAAGGTGAGATTCCGTACAACATTCTATTTTTATGGGATTCAGTAGGTTCAATTCCTTGTAAGATGACGTTTGATGGTAAAGGTGGTAAACAACATAACGCCGCAACATTTGCCGACAAAATAGGTATGGGTATTTCTGCGAGAATATCTAAAACTAAAAAAGAGGATGTTCCTTATTGGGCAAGTATGGTTGTAATCAATCAACCTTGGGTTGAATTACCTGACAATCCATTCGGTCAACCTGAGATTAAAGCAAAAGGTGGTGAGGCGATATGGTTAGCATCTTCGTTAGTGTTCTTATTTGGTAATCAAAAGAAAGCCGGCATCAATCACATTACCGCAACTAAAAACGGTAGAACTGTTGTGTATGCGACAAGAACAAAAATATCAATATTGAAGAACCACGTTAATGGTTTATCATATAAAGATGGTAAAATATTAGCAGTTCCTCAAGGTTATATCAAAGATGATAAAGCCGCTATTGAGAAATACAAAAAAGAATATTCTGATTATTGGAATAAAAAATTAGGTGGTGAGGGTGACTTTAAACTTAGTGAAGTGTTTATTCCTACAGAGGAAGAAGAATATGAAGATTAGTGTAGAACCTTTAATAGGTATTAAATGACTAAAACATTATTGGTTGATGGAAACAACCTAATTAAAATTGGTGTTCATGGGGTGAAAGATTTCTTTCACTCCGGAAAACACATAGGTGGGGTGTGGCACTTTATAAACACATTACGACGATTTATTGAAACAGAAGGGTTTGATAAAGTTGTTGTATTTTGGGATGGTGATGAAAATTCATTATCACGAAAAATATTATATCCTCAATATAAAGCGAATCGAAAGAGTCCCTTTGATTCTGATAAAGAAAATTCAATTTTAGAACAGAAAGAACGTGTTAAACAATACTTGGAAGAGTTGTTTATAAGACAGGTGTTGGTAGATAATAACGAAGCTGATGATTTGATTGCTTACTATTGTCAAATCTCCCCTGATGAAGAGAAAACTATATTTTCAGGTGACCGTGATTTAACACAATTAATATCTGATAAGGTAAGAGTATATTTACCTGATTTAAAACAATACTATAAACTTGGTGATAAGATTAAGTTTAAGGAAATTGAAGTTCCCCACTATAATGTTAAGACTTACAAGATAATAGCCGGTGATAAATCGGATAATATTGATGGTATCTATTACCTTGGGGATAAGACATTGGTAAAATTATTTCCTGAGCTACTTGACCGAGAAGTAAAATTCACCGATATTTTACAAAAGGCCGAACTTCTACACAAAGAAGATAAAGACAACAAAGTTTTACAAAATCTTTTAACGGGTAAAACTAAAAGTGGTATATTTGGTGATGAGTTTTTTGTTATTAATGAAAAAATAGTTGATTTGTCTAACCCTTTAATTACTGAAGATGGGAAAAACGTAGTAAATGAATATTATTCAGAAACCTTGGACC